GCATCAATATCCCCGTAAGGGGCCCCAGCGCTGAGTAGTATCCACAGGTTCCCTTCTACTCCGAAAGGGGAGGAGAGGAGCCGTGATCAGAAGGAGGTTACCTTCTGGGACCTGAACAGGCCCTATTGCCCGCGTCTCGAGACCCGTAATGGGTACTCGAGTTCGACCAATAGCTGATTGGGCTACCATCCGTGGTAATCCAACGCTAGTCGAAACCACTACGATCAAGTCAACCGGTATCACCACGAAAGTGGTGAGAAAGGCGACTGGATCTACTGGTACTCGGGGGAGACAGATTACTGTCTCCGAAAATCATGCCGAGGATTGGGATTATCGGACTAATCGTCCGAAAGACCCAAACCAACCGGTAGGGGGGGACTTCTTTTCGCAGCGTGCTGTCACATGGGCCCCAACTGGGGTCCCTCTGGACATCACAAAGCGGTTTGAAGATGCGTCTGCTGTGATCGTGAGTAAATATCACGGTCCAGTTTACGCTTACCCTCCGCAGATCGCCGCGGATGGACTTTCGTCCTTCGCGAGTTCTCCGTCAGCCTTAAAGGCTAAGGGGACTACTGCGATCGCTCGGTGTAAACCGACTAACCCTATCGCCGATTCTGCCGTGTTTCTGGCAGAACTCAAGAGTGAGGGCTTGCCCAAACTCTTGGGATCCAACCTGTGGAAGCAGGGTACAAAGCGCGCGCGTGATGCGGGCGATGAGTACCTCAATTCCGAATTTGGTTGGAAACCGCTTATCGGTGACATCCAAGATATAATCAAGGGTGTCAAGCATTCAGATGACTTTTTGAGTCAGTATGAACGCGATGCCGGTAAGCTTGTTCGGCGGCGGTATGAGTTTCCAATAGAGGAATCCACGGTAGCCGAGCCACAGTCGTCCAACGCCGCGGTCTTAGACCCCGACAATGGTCGTATTGTGACAATTACGAATCCATTCCTCCGCCTGGTAAAACGGACGGAGACTTGGAGGCGTACTTGGTTCTCAGGTGCGTTTACCTACCATATGCCAACGCGAGATTGGTTGTCTCGTACGGCTATTGGTGAGTTGGGGACCAAACTCAGTGTCGTTTTCGGCACTGACTTAAGTCCCGACGTTATCTGGAACCTGGCTCCGTGGAGTTGGGCCGTTGATTGGTTCTCTAATCTGGGAGATGTAATTGATAATCTCTCAGACTGGTCCGACGACGGTCTGGTGATGAAATATGGATATGTCATGGAACACTCTTTTAAGAGGGTTGTATGGCATCTCCCTGGGAATGGTGGGTTACCACCCAACTATTTCCCCAGTGACGTGATTGCTGAAATTGAAACAAAGCAACGCGTCGCTGCATCGCCATTCGGGTTCGGAGTGAATTGGAGCGGTTTGTCACCGCGCCAGCTCGCCATTACTTCTTCCTTGGGTATTACCCGAGGTAAGAAGTAGATGCTCCTTAGCACTAAAACTGCCATCGGGACACGAGAACCGTGTCCTAGGAGTGATGCCTATGTCATTCGCCGATCCACAAACCGTCACTATCTCGGCGGTTCCGATCTCCCTTCCGCGCACTAGCGTGGAAAAGGATGAGTCGGAATACACGAGTAATGACGGCCTGGTCAAGCTCTTGGTTTCGCATTCCTACGGGAAGCGAACCAGGAGGATGATCCGGATCGATCACGGGAAGCTAACTGCGGATCCGTTCCGTCCGGCGGAAAATGTCAGAGTCGGCATGAGTAATTATGTCGTCTTTGACCTTCCGGCGGCGGGATACACATCCGCAGAAGCCCTCGCAGTTTGGGTCGGTCTGAGGACCGCCTTGGCTGCGACGTCTGACGCACTCGTTACCAAAGTTCTTGGCGGCGAGTCGTAGCGCGTGGGCGATGAGCCTGATGAGCATCGTTTAGGGAGGATACCTTCACAGGATCCTACCTTTGACGATCTTCAAAGGTTCTTGGAGTGGTTGGCTGTCCAGCCGTTCTGGCTCTCTGAGCAAGGACGTTCTGAACTACAACCAAGACCTGAGCCTTTGAAAGGCGGGGAACTAACCATTCCCAGCCCCTCATCAAGACGGAGTGAGGATTACTACGAGGTCCGACTCCACTTTAACCGAAAGGTTATCGCGGTTTTGGTCTTCGTGTTCCTCACTCTTTCAAGGCTCTTCGAGACTCTAGGGTACGACCTGATTAGGTCGTTCTTTTGAGAGTTTAACCCCTCAACAATCCTGAAAGGATTGGCCATTACAATGTCGCACTTGCCGTACGTAGATGAGCTGACGGTCGGGCTCTCCCAAGGGAGGGCTTTGGCCTTCAGCTACATCCCGCGCGACTCGAACGCCCGGGAGGCCCGGGGCTGGCTTAGCAGCCAGCTCCCGTGGTTGACCTCGGCGGACCGCGACTTTGTCGTGGACCTCCACTTGCACGACCTGATGGTCGCGAAGTGGCGGATGGGGGATTCCTCCATTTAGGAGGCTCTCTTAGAGTTGCGAAGATCGTAGGCTAAGGATCATGCCACCCCATGAAAGGGGGACATGTGAAAAGCCTAACGTCACTCTGGTCCTGCACGGCAAGGGAACTTGCTGTGCGATGCCACACCAGCGCCGCCCGCGACATAAAAACTGTCGCGGCCCGATCTGAACACGAGGGGTTGTCGTTTTTAGCGATAACCCTGGCGGACTACGGAAAAGTCATCCAAAAATGGCTAGACCGTGGTTTCGTCGATCCTTCGGAGGCTCCTGCCTTTAAACGGGCAAGGGGACCTCTTAATGGTTTCCCGACATTTCTGTCAGGTTTCCTTGATCGTGTGTTCGATCGTGCTAGTGGTGCACTCTTGGACTATCCCGATATAGAGTCTATCTATGCCTTGCGCGAATTGACACTCGCGTTTGGTAAGATTGCCTTGCCTGAAGTCACCAGCAATGGTGGCTTCGTGAGTTCTCCCGTTAAAAGGAGTTCTCTTGGGGCTGGTCACAGTAATGTGGTCAGCCCGACTCGGGCAAAGGCAGCTCTATCGGAGTACATCCAAATTGAGCAGGAGGTTCGTTTCCACGATAGTCGTATGGATCCGAGAGACATTTCGGATTTTACGCGACTTAGTGGCGTGCTCTTTGGTGATCTGTTCGAATCTCTGGATAGAGATATCCGGGACGAGCAGATCTTTCCGAAACACGGGCCAGGAGTCGTCGCTGATAAACTTTCCAGTAATGGGAAGTGGAACCAGCGTTCCTGGCCGACTAGGTTGGATCCCTTTATGAGGGCTTCAACCTACCTCTATCCTAATTCGTCGTTTTGGTTGACGAAAGAAGGTGGAGGGACGAACTTCCTCGAACCCGACGCCGAGATACCCGTTAGGGTTATCACGGTGCCTAAAACGCTCAAGACTCCAAGGATTATTGCGGTGGAGCCGGCTGCGATGCAATATGCGCAGCAGGGTATCCATCGCCGTATCCAGGACCTTGTTTCTGAGGATAGTTTCCTCAGCAAGGTCGTCGGACTTGAGGACCAAGACCCGAATAGGGAAATGGCCCGACAGGGTTCCTGCGACGGAACCCTTGCTACACTCGATTTGAGTGAAGCGTCCGATAGAGTCTCGAATCAGCATGTACGGGCGATGACACTGAACTATCCTCATTTATTTGAGGCGGTTCAAGGGTCTCGTTCCCGGAAGGCTGATGTGCCTGGCCATGGCGTAATCCGCCTTGCCAAGTTCGCGTCTATGGGTTCAGCTCTCTGCTTTCCCTTCGAGGCCTTCGTCTTCTTGACGTTGATCTTTTTAGGGATTGAAAGGGAGCTGGGTGCCCCGCTTTCAAGAGAGGATGTTGAATCCTACTCGAAGCAGGTGCGAGTCTTTGGGGACGATATTATCGTTCCCAGAGACAACGTGTTGTCCGTTGTTCATGAACTCGAGAATTTTGGTTTTCGGGTTAACATGAGCAAGAGCTTCTGGTCCGGAAGGTTCAGAGAGTCTTGCGGCCGGGAATACTATGATGGGCATGACGTGAGTATCACGCGTGTCCGTCAGGTACTTCCGACACAACGGCAGGATGCTAATGGTGTAATTTCTGCTGTTTCTTTGAGAAACCGGCTTTATTGGGCCGGGCTCTGGAAATCAGCAGATTGGATGGATTGCTATTTAAGGAAGGTCCTTAAGGACTTTCCCAATGTAGCTCCAACCTCACCATTGCTGGGCAGGGAGTCGGCGTTGGGATATGAATTCCAACGTCTTCACCCATACCATCATAGTCCCCTAACTAAGGGCTATGTAGTGATGGCCAAACCCCCTAGAGATATTCTCAACGGGAGTGGTGCCCTTCTCAAGTGTCTCGCGGCGGACCCCCCTCTCGAACCAGAATATTTTTTCTGGTATCGGAAGCGGGATCGTTCGCACCTTGACCCACCGGTCACTGACAGCGAGCACCTGGAGCGTTCTGGACGCCCCAAGCGCGTCGGCATCAAGCTTGGGTGGTACTCACCCTATTAATGGGGTGAGTCGGGCTTCGGCCCGGTGGGAGATCAGATGTCTTCACATCCGATCCACCAACCATAACAGGACCAGATATTAGTTGGCCCTGCATGGTGGTGACTGAG